TTTTAAAGACCGCCGCGATATGGGTGGGGGTATGTTTTTTAGACACCCCCCTATACCCCTTTTTAGGCTATATACTGGCGGTTTCGGCATATCAAAAGCCGATGAAATCACTTTTAGGAAGCTTTTTCTTTATGTTCATTTGTTCCCGATTTACTTGTAACCTTTCGATAGATGTTCTGGAAATCGTAACGGATTATCTCATCAATAGCTCGTTCTACTTCCTTGTTGTTCTCTTCATCCGATAACTGATCCGATGTTCGAGCGATTCGACCAAGGTAAGCAGTTGTGTGATAACCTTTTTCCTCATCGAACATGAACCATTGAGTGAACTGTTCAAATGGATCATATGGATTATCAAAAGTTGTAAGCGCAAACCTCATCTTACTTAGTTCACTCCTTTCCATTCAAATACTTAGAAACTGTCGAAGAAGAAACCCCAAGAGCTTCCGCAATCTCTGAAGTGCTATAGCCAGATGCGCTAAGCGCAGCGATACGATTCTGTTTAGCTGTGCTCAGAGCAGTGCTTGCACGAGGAGTTGCTCTCTGACGAATAGTATCAGTATTCGTGTTATTCAGAATTTGTGTAAGCTTATTCTCAGAAATTGCTCCGGCCTGGATGGCTTCCCATTCTTTATCCGTAATTTCGATGTTAGATCTTTTGGCTCCTACAGAACTTCTTGCCTGTGCCAGAGCCTGCTGACTAGCCTTCTTAACTTCTGCTTTTGTCATATCCGGATTGTCTTTTCTTTTAGCCGCAACTGTAGCATTCGCCATTGTCTGAGCCTGTCTCTCTCTAGGAGCATTCGCCAAAGCTAAATCCAGCTTAGCATTTAAAGACTTTACTTCTTCAGAATAAGTCGCCTTAGCAGAAGCAGAGTAAGCGATTTTACCAGCACTCATCATCTCTCTACGAGCCTGGTTAGCTAAAGACTTCATAGAATTTGCATAGTCGGCATAAGCTTCTTCCTGGGGGGTACCTGAAGAAAGAGTACGAGCATCTTTTGTTTCTGCCATTTTCGTACTCTTCTGAGTTCTCACCTGGATTTTCCCATTCTTATCGACATACTCTTCCTTAACAGACTTGTATGACAGAGAGCCATCCTCATTGATAGTTGGAGAACCTTTTCTCTTAAGAACCTGTGTCTCGGATTTTGCTCTTGAAATGAGGGTAGATGCGCCTTCATGGTAACGACCTTCTGAATCCACATTTCCCTGATACTTCTTCTTAAGAGAAGCAATACCGTTATCGATTTCACTCTGCTTATAATCCAGTTTGTGTTTCTCGGCATCGATTACAACCATACTGTGACGAACTGCTCTCGCTAATTCATCCTGTGTGGCTCCCTTCAAAGTCATATCAGTAATCAAATTCGATACTTTACCCATTTCTGTCTGGGTATTTCTCATAATCTTGTACTCTTTGCCATTGCGATAATAATGATCAACACCATCAGCATCCTTCTTAACAGTTCCACCATAAGCATCTTTGGTGTCGAAACCTTCCAAACCTTTCAATGGGGAAGTGGAAGTAATCTTCACCTTACTCTTCGTGGAGTTACAAGGAATTACCATTACGGTATCACCATCGAAATCCGCTCCAGATAAACGGTCTGCATTCTTCTTATTGATACCGATTGCATCAGCCGGTGTGTTTCCGAGAACGCTCTTTCCTTCAGCCAGCTTATTGTTGACTTTCAGAATAGGAATCTCAAAAGTTCCGCCATGCGGGTATCGAATCAAAGCAACGGTTTCTCCATCTTTGTAGTTCGGGGCATACACCTCATTGTCTTTGATTGTCGTTAATGGGAGAATTACCTGATACTTCTGCCGAGGTAACGCCGCTGCCTGTAAATGTACGGCGGCTGCATCACAATCATCAGCAAATGATTTCAGCAGAGCTTTCTTCACAGTAGGATTTGTCAGTGAACAGATTTCGTCATATTCAGCCTGCTTATCGGCTTTTGCTAAACCTAACTGTTTTTTAATAAGTGTTAAACTCTGCTTAGAAAGGAACTGTGACGGAAGTGTCTTACTCCATTCACCCCAATCACCTTCTTCCGCTCTCTTATTGATTAGAGAAAGGGATTGTTTCTTTCCGGTTACAGGATCTGTATACTTACCTTTTGGATCATCATAGTAACTCTGACCGCCATGCTCCTTAATTAGGGAACCAAACGGATTATCCGGATCATCCTTAATCTTCTTAAGAACATCTTTGGTCGGGGTTCCAGATTTTTTATTAGTGTTGAAAATTACATCGACACCATCCGGCATATTATCAGAGTAAACAGCCATACCTTTAAGATAGTGGGTTCCGTCTACCATAATACGAACCTGTGCATAGTGGGAATCACCTAAAGACAGGTCTTTCACACCTCTACGAAGTTCAATTACACCATCTTTATCGACGCCACCCTGATCAGCATAACGGATCTGCAAACGCTTTGAATCCATACTGGCTGGATACTCGAAAGATTTCCTAAAAGACTCCCCATTGTCATAGGAGATATAATCTCTTACAGAATGGACATTTTCAAAATCATAAATATCTTTATGTTCGGTACCAAGCGGACAAATGACCTTGATATTGGTCTGCTTTCCAGGATTGGTAACCTGTGGAACGCCACCTCCATAAATCGGATATCCTTCCAGTTCCAACATATAAAGAGCCTGGTTAAGTTTTTCTTTTGACACGCCAAGCTCTCTTTCAACACCAGTTCCGACATCGATCATTCCTTTTTCTTCAATGAGTTTCCGCAGAACATCTGCAGTGGCCTTAGCCTGGTTCATTCTATTTTCAGAAGTTTCATTCAATAAAGAGCGAACCGATGAATCATTAGCGAATCCCATCTTATCGGCAATTTCATTTAAACTGTAACCCTTCTCACGAAGACCTTTTGCAGTTGCCACCTGGAGTGCACGACGCTCATCTTTAGCAAGGCTCATCTGAGTACGAAGCTGTGTAGTGGTCAAACCCATATTCTTAGCAATATCGGTTTCGCTCATTCCAGATTTTTTTAATTCCTGAACACGGCTAAGGAAATCACCACTATGCTGATACGGATTTTCTCCAGAACCATAAGGGTAACGCCCAGAACGCCGTGGCATACCATAATGCATTAAAATATCTTCCACAATGGAATTCATAGCTTACCCCTCCTGTTCTCTGATTTTCTTAATCACCTTATCAAAAGTAATAATTCTATCCATGATCGGAACAATATCTTCAGCCGTTGGGTTATGATACAGAATTTCATTGTTCTGATAGATTCTCAATTCCATTTCAATATCTCCAGGCTTCACTTTATATTCCAAACAAAAAAGAGCGGCATATATTTCAAGCTGCTCCATGTGTGCCGGAATCTTTCCGGTCTTCAAATCGTGAATTCTTAAGAAGTTATTCCGAAATAAAATTGCATCAGCTGTGCCAAAACAATTATCGGAATAGTAAAGAATCTGCTCCGGTGTCATCTTAAATCCGATGGCATCGTTCACATACATGTTCAATGTCTGCTTCGACTTTGGTAATTTCTGATTGAGCATAATGCACTGCGCTGCAAATGCATGTAATACCGTTCCTTTTTGTGTGGCGAGGAAATTTCGATATGCTTCCGCCACTTTATCCTCACCATAATTTATCCAATGATATTTACTGGCACCAAGAAAGGCGTGCTGTCCTTCAAGGTTCGAATGATTGTTGAAGTTCATCCAGTACCTCCTCTTTATTCTCTGGACATATAAATCTTGAAAACGACATTTGATTCATACGGTCCACATAATATTCTTGATTCGGCTGCTTCTTTGCGCCAGCGCTTTTTTTACATTCTAAGGAAGCCCATTTGTCTTTGTGTAGAACCAGCAAATCTGGAATTCCCTGAATGTAGGTCGGGTCATTTTTCATCACGATACAACCCGGAAATCTTTCTTTCAGTTCCTTAATCAAATTTGCCTGGAACTTGTTTTCCAACATAAGTAGAGCCTCCCTTCAATTTTCTAAAAACTCAAAAGAGAATGTGACATTTAATAAAAATGCCTATTTATCCTCTCTCTTCATAAAAGGGCATGTTTTTTTCGCGCGCAAAAAAGAGCATTAAAAAAGACAGAGACACGATTAAGCATCTCTGTCCAAATATGTAGTTGTCAGCTGTTATTTCTTAAATACCGGATCAGTATCCAAATCAACCACAACCCACCGGTACACAATGTAAGAATCACATCAAGGATTAACCCAGCTGTGCTACGCTTTTTCTTTCCGCCTTTACTCATCTATTGTTTCTCCTTTCTCAGATTCTATAACTTTTTGATCTTTCTTAAATATCTTTCCTAAACCGCTCTTAGCAGAATCAATAGTTTCAGAAACACTTTCTTTCAAACGTTCCTTCTTTTCCTGTTTCTCAGCGGCCTTCTGTTCTTTGGCCTCCTGTTTAATACGAACGCTATCGTCAAATATTTTTTGGCTCTCCTCGATAACTTCAGCCGTTATATATCTAAGACAAACTGTTGTACCGATTTTCACTTTCGTACCTTGCTTAGGATTCGAGTCTATAACTTGCATATCCTCGTAATCACGATACTTTGGATCAGCTTCTTTCATACGAAGCTTACTCTTTGAAAATTTTAAACCACGTTCCATCAACAATTCTTCAGCCTGTTCCAAATCTATCGGAAACCCCTTACGATATAATTCTGGAATGATAACTTTCGTATCCATTTTCTCAGTTGGCTTATTCTGAGCATTATCTATTGCTTTTTCAACTAAAGGTGTAACCGCAGTAATCAGACCGCCAACAGCTCCGATTGCTCCTATGACACCAGAAATATTCTTATTTGATTTTGTTCCCATACAATCACCCTTTCCATACTCAAGTAGGAATTTAGGGCAAATAAAAAGTGCGCCCCAATTTGAGAGACGCACCGAAAAAGCGCATCTCTTATTGTTGCCACACAATCTCTTCGCCGTTCAAGGGTACGAGTAAAAGAGAATACACTTTTTACCAAAGTTATTCCCTCGAACGCGATTTTTCTTATTAGATTGTGTGGCTCTTATAGTATAGCATGAAGCACACCAAATGGAAAGTGGATTCTGTAGCAAGATCCTATGCCGCAAGCATCTTAGCACGCTTTGCCACGTCATCATAAATAACCTTGGTTCCATCCTCCAAATGCACAACAATGCTCATGTAATTATACGGACGATAATCCTGAGCTTCTTTGGATAGCCGCGGATATATCGATTTGAAATTATTGAAAATATCTTTCCATGTCACTTTTCTCTTTATATTCACGGCAAACCTCCTATCGGATACAATCCACCAAATGGATATTCACAACACGAAGCTCCGGCACCTGAATAAAAATCCCTGGGAATGGTATAACCGAGCATCACATCGTCAAAAGATCTGTACGGAGGATTATCAACCCATAACCATTCTTGTGATATGGCGATTTCATTTTTCATCGTCACATGTGCACCATTCGGAATATCTTTATTCACTCGCAAATGATGCGGAAAATGTTCACACAACCAATCCTCGACCAATTTCTTATCGTAGGTCACAAAATCACCTCTTTCTTGCTTCTGGTCAAAAACCCACTTTTATTCGCCTATTACTATATATTTTTAAACTTTCTATCATAATAGTTTAGTATTAAAAGTGGGAAAGTGGGCAGAAAGCCCGCAAACCCGCATAAATACTGGGTTTTTACTGGTCAAATCCGGGTTTTTAAAAGTGGGCAAAACCGGGCAAATGGCCAGAAATTTTACCAAAATTCATAAATTTTCTCCAAATCGACACCGATTTTTCAACTCTGGTCAAAAATATCCGGGCTTTGGTCAAATCCTAAAACCCAAAAGTGGGCAGAAAAATGACCTGCTACTACAAAGATTTTTAACCTAGATTAGCTGAAATCGGTCAGAAATTTCGTCTCTGGTAGGGCAAATTACGCTTCACGGCAGGCTTGTAATTGTACGTAGACATCTTAGAATCCTGCACCCGCTTTACAGATTTAAGCTTCCGGCCGGTGCAAATTTTACGATGCTCTTCCTCGGAACCATACATGCGTCCGAAGGCATCGTTCAAAGCTTTAGCCAATTTCTCCATCGGTTCCAAAGCTTTATTCCACGCTTCCGCCAAAGTTTCACACGCTTTCTGCAATTTTTCCATGTCCGTCATAATCTCACCTACCTCCAAACCTTTCCTGTTCTCTTATCTTTAAGTACAACTCGACCCTCGATATGGAAATCTGCCAATTCACAAAGCGAAAACAGCATGTTCAATAACTGATAAAACCTCGCATCGTCCTTGTCCTGTTCCTGCTCCACATTCTTGATCGCGTTATAAGCTGTCGGGTCATTGTAACCCTCTGCGTTTTTTCTGTCGTCCTTAGCTGTCATCTCTACCTCCCCATCTCATAGAATTGTCCATCCACATTGCAGCATTCATAACAGATAAAACAATATATCCGCCTAAAACAAGAATAGCTGCTAGAATAATAATTCCTAAAATTAAATATCCCATTTACTTACCCTCCACTTCTTCTAATCGCACGCCACCATATATCCAAAGATCTTCTTTGAGCTTGTCCATGTCTAACTCATCGTTTTGCCACTTTTCATAATATTCGAGAACATGCTCTGTAAACTCCGGAATCCGCTTTGCATATGTCTTTGTCCAATAATGATCCATCAGCACTTCAAGCGGCAGAGTAAGCAGAAGAATCATCGCCTGATTGATAGCATCATTCGTAGCCTCCTGCTTAACTCTATCCAGTTCACCAGATATCTTTTCTCGAACTAGGGCGTCTAACTGGGCTCTTGTCAGATTATATGTAGCAGTCTTAGCTTTCTGCTCGCACTTCTGTGCCCTTCTCTTTTCAGCCCGGCTCATATAGCCGCCTCCTTAATTCATAATGCAATTCTTTCTCGATACAAAGAGCAAAATGCCCACCATCAAGGCAAATAAAAAGAACGTTGCATCCCATTCAATCGGGATTGTCAACGCTCCAAGTACAATGAATACCATTCCGTATATCTTGTTCTTAATTAAATCCCTTCTCAACATTGTCTTTCTCCTCTTTCGACTTTGCGATGCCAGCTGCTACATCATCCATTTTTATCATAACACCGGCTTCTTTGAACCTTCCGTATGCTTTGGCTGTAGCACAATGCTCAATACATTTCATGATGCGATCTACCAAAGCATATAAACATACATAGACGATAAGAAACATGATAATAAGCTGCATAAATGTAAAGTTCATAGATTTAATCCTCCTTTTTATAACCGAACACATAGATATTGACCGTGTCTAAAATAGCTTCATCGTTCTCAATTCCGGTAACCGTCATTTCTAAAATCTTGTCAGAAAGGGTCTCGGTGATAAACTCTTTTCTGAGTAAACAAATTTCATCCTCTTCACCCAACACGAGTCGAACATCGTTCCACTTTACAAGCGGTAAAATATCTTTCACTTTAACCATCCTTTTCACTGTTCAATCCTCCGTTTTTCTTTTATAGATATAACCCTTGCTACTATTTCTAGCCGCTCCCTGTAATGCGTTAATTGAATTGAGATCTAAACCGGATGAAGACATAATAATCTCAGAATATGGCAGTGTCTCGATCCACTTGCAGAAATCACACCACTCATCCAGCTTATGTCCTCGACGGCTCTTATAAATATTTGCCAGAACTTCATAATTCATCATGACATTGCGTGTCTGATTATAGCTGCTCGGGAGAAGCTGAATCATCTGCCACCAAATATCTTTCTTGCTCGGGCACCCTTTAATCTCAAAATCATCTGCGTTATATTCAATATATAATTTTCGATAATCGTTTAATGCCTTTATTGTTTCTTCCAGTAATGCCTTGGTGCGGATATCGAGATGCTCACAACTGAAATCATCCATTGTAAATTCCTTAGCCTGGATTTTATGCATGGTACTACAGCTGTTGGCAACAGTTCCGACTTTGTAAGTATCAAATTCTTTCCACCAATATAACGGTGCTGTGATCCTTACGTACACCGGCGACATTCTCATAAATTTTCTATGATCTGTACCAGCGTTAGCTAAGCGTTGCATGAGTGAGCGATCATTCTCTCCAAGATCGAATCCTACAATATCGTATCCAGCAGTTTCATACTCACTATCACTCTTCCCCCAGCTGTTCATCGGGTTTCTCATGCCTTCAATAATAAATCTCATTTGTTCCGGACTTGCCAGAACCACATGCTCTAATTTAATCATTTTTATTCTCCTTTCAGAATATCCAGATCCCAACCAATCTGGATTATTATGCTCCTGTGTTAAGCATAGCCCACGGTTTCTTATCGTCTTATGCCAAAATTTTCTATTTCATTGACGCAATCGGAAGAATTATCCACTCTGGTCTGCTGACATATATGTGACACTAACCGTTCAAATATATTTACTTTCGTAATGGTGCGTTCTTTCAGTTTTTCTGGAATATGGAACTCCTCGAACTTAGTTATCATCTTCGCCCTCATAAGGAATCTGAATCACATCTCCACCAGGAACCGTAACAGACTGCATAAGCTGACCGGTTTCCTCGTCGAAGTAAATGTTATCCATAGCGTGATCCCACTCTTCGAACTGCTCAGCAATGTTTCTGCCTTTCTCTTTTCGCATGTTAATAAGTTCGTCATGAACCACACGTCTCCAGGATCTCGCAATCTCCATACGGCTCTGAGCAAGGATATTGTACAGACCGTTCTCAGTCACAAAGTTGACGGAACGTCTCTGGCCTGCTACTACCAAAGGTAGTTTCAGCTTTTCATCTTCCTCGCACATTTCGAGCATTCTCCACTCGTTACCGCTACTGTAGCCGATAGCATGACTAATATCTTTTGCCTTGAATAGCGGAGCGTCCAGATCCCCATATACATTAAGGCGCTTTCCCCCAAACGAAATACTTCCGGCAATTTTAATCTCTTTACTCATCTCTGTTTGTTCCTTTCTCTTTGTAATTTAACGTCCATAGCTTTCTGCAACTCTTCTGGTGTAATATTAAAAATGGACTTAAGGAATTCCAGACAAATATAAGCATCTGCCATCTCTTCCAAAAGTCCAATTCTGTTATCATACCCTCGAATCTGTTTACTGATTGCTTGTGTAAGTTCCGCAAACTCTTCCATGGCAATCGTACACTTTAATTTCCACGGCTGACTCTCAACACTTCTTCTGATAATTCTCCGCCGCTCTTTATCCGACAACTCGATGTTGCTTTTCATGCACTGGATAAATCTATTTCGATCCATCGGTTGCCTCCATCCGAGCTTTAGCAGCTTCCTTTCGCTCCTTGTACTCCGCTTCGTCGATTTCGGCAAAGCCGTTCGGAGCTTCTTTAAAATATCTGTTAATTGCTACCTTGTCCATGGACGGAGTGATTACGTACAGAATTCCGACGGTATCATAATCGCCATTCGACGGATCTACAAGGAAATCCTCCGTATAAATCTTAAAGGCTCTATCAGCCGGCATATAAGGCATAGTGATCGGATACAGTTCGTCCATAACAGTATCAATCAGTCCACTGTGATACTGAGCATCCGGACAGTTGATGTTCACGCCATGATAGCGATCAACGTCTCTGTACTTAACCGTGCCGTCAGCATACACGTACTTAAATAAGGAAGACATGCGTTTGCACTGATAGTTACACTCTTCTCTCTTCAGACCACTCATATCAGAAATATCACTCCATACCTCGTCGGTATCCTCAATTGGAAGAAGTGGCTTGTTGTTGATCAGACGGTTCAGAATAGCCTTAGTCAGCCCAATGCTGAATCCGGAATGACCATCCTCGCACAGGGAGCGAAATGCTTTTAATGCACTCTCATAGCAAGCACAACCGTAATCCCATTCTCCGTCTTTCCGGTCCGGCTTTTCTCGACGACAAGCAATGGCGACCTCGTTTTCAGCCCAACGCTCAATGCTTGATTTTTCACGGCAGGAACCGATAGAGCGGTTGTGATCGTCTATGTACTCATTTGCAAATATCTTTCTGCAATTTCCACCAAATGCTTCCACGATTTCCGGAAGGTTGTCATTCACAGCATCGAAGACCAGTCCATGATCTTTACACCACTCTACGGCATCTTTGGTTTGCTCTTCATTTCTGGATGTCCAGAGAATCAGCTTTTCTCCATTAGCCTGTCTCCTTTTCAGATACTCGATGAGCTCCTCGTTCGGCATACCAATCTCCGGCCACTTGTTCTCGCATAAAGTTCCGTCAAAATCTACCGCAATAATATTCTGTTTCATTTATTTTCTCCTTTCAGTTTTCAATCCATTCGTTATCGATATAGTAAAAACCAAATACGCATAGTCCGATAACAATTATCCAAATCACCCAGAATAACCATAGTTCCCAATCGCTTTCCAAATAATCAACAGTTTCTTCAATGGTACTGTTTTCATAAAATGAAGAATTATCAGATATAGTTTTATCCCGTAATTCAGTAAATATGGTTCCTATATATTCCGTATCAACTCCATAATATTTATGCCGGACATGACTTGATTCTTTTATAGTGTCAATATGTTCAGTACTTGGAAACTCTACCTTGTTCGATGGGAAGATGTGTCCTAAAAATGTAATTTCCGAACATCTTTGTTCTTCTCTTCCTGCATAGTCCCAAGACCAATAAGTTTCAGTTTTGGTATGTGTCTTTCCTTTAGAATCGGTTGTAGTGACGGTTCGTGTATGCATATTGTAATGTTCCTCTATTTTTTCTATATACATATACTCTCCGTTAATTTCTGGATATGAAACAGTATCCACAGCCTTCAAATCTCCATAAACGAACGCATAACCGACGTTGGTTCTCATCCCATATTCAAACAGATCAGAGCTTTTGATTTTAATAGCTTTATTGTACTTTTCGTTCCGATCCAGAATATAGTTTGAAATTCTCCCAGAAATCACAAAACCAATAAGAAGCATCATTGCGATTATGGATATACTTGCCAGAATCTCACGCTTAGTAATTTCAAAATCTCCAAAATCAAAGCCTCTATTTTTCATGACATCAATCTCCAAATAAATTTTGAGGCGCATCTACAGGAGCACCATAATCAAGGTACTGATACTGCTGCGTTTCATATCCCAAAATATTTAAAAAGAATCGAGTAGGAAATTTTCTAACATAGCGATTGTATTCTTTAATCTGCTTGTTATAATTTTCTCTATACTCAGCAATTAAATTTTCCGTAATGGATAACTCATTCATCAGTTCCTTGTAATTTTCATCGGATTTTAATTCCGGATATGCCTCTGTAACAGCAGCGATTGCAGTGGTTACATTTTCTATATTGGTTGCTTTTTCCCTACCCTCGACAATAGCTGTAAGTGTTTCAGCCTCATGCTTATCGTATTGCTTGACACAATCCGCAAGATTATAAACAAGATCGACTCGTCTTTTTTCCTGAACTTTAATGTCTGAATCAGCAGTGTTGACCTGTTCCTCCAATGCAAACGCTTTGTTTTGTGCTCCCTGTACTCCAAAAATACACATAAAAATAACCGCTATAATTCCAGCGGCCACGATAAGTACCAGTTTCCAATTTTCTTTAATTGCTTTCATATTCTACTCATCCTCCTTAATAATCCCGATAAATTCCACTCGCTCTTCTGCCAAACTTACGAAATACCTTTTTCCCTTATAATCGACGATGTCACCCTCGTACTTATAGTTCTTGTCCGGCTCCGAAGCATACGCTAAGATGTTTATTTTTGTCGTTCTATTCATAGCTCCTCCAAATATCAAGCTCCAGGTTGCATGGCTGATTGATCCGCATACTGCAATGCCTGAAGTTTTTTCTTTATATTGTCTAAAATATACTCGACTGTGATTTTCGTTGTCTGCGCCAGTTTTATATACTTAGAATGTTCCTCGTACCACTTGAATATCTCATAGAGATTTCCACTCTGCCAACTGAATGACCACCAATCGCAAATCATCTCGATGATGTAATCGTATGGCATTTCCAAAACGGTCTCCAGTTCGCCATCTTCCATATCATCATGAATAAGAATCCAGTGCTGCCAATGATGAGGATTTCTGTGAATATGAAGTAACCATGCTCGCTGATATCGCTGTACAACCTCATAAGAGCGATTATTTCCATAGAAATATGCATCGTATGCCTCATACTCATCCGGTTCGTTTTTAGACTGATCATGAGCAAATTCTGTATTCCACCCGGCGGTTAGGATGTTTGTCATAAGTTCCGGTAAATTTTCAGAAAGCCAGTCGAACCCCCTTTTCACATTAGCTCGATGCCTAGCTAAATATTGATCGTATTGAAAACTCACTTTTGACCCTCCTTCTTTTTCTTTGTTACCAGCTTTTCATAAAGTTCTCTCGCTTCATCTCCCTGGAAAGCATTGATAATCTCGACAGACTGATTCATTCGTTTTCTTCCTACAACCATTACTCCAGTGTCATTTTTGTTTGAGAAATCGACACTAACTAAAATACTATCTACCATTTTCAGCCTCCTTCCAGTAAACAGGTTTATCTGAATTAGCATTCATTGGTTCTGCTAAACAGTCATTACACGGATCAAATTTTTCTTCGAGATCCTTATGTTCGCAGGTTTTGCAGTAGGTTTTGAAATCAACCTCTTTGTAAATGTTTTCCATTAGACACCTCACATGTAATATCTGAACCAAATTGCGTATAATCTCTGTTGATAGTCACACTCCATTAACAGACTGTAAAAATTTTCCACAGACATACTTTTCAACTTGATTGATAAAATTTTTAAAAATATCCACAGATTATAAATCATTGTCACCACTTCACAAACCTCGTTTCATTAAATGTTTTCTTATCTTTCAATGCTTTGCTAATGGCAAGATCAATACCAGACCTAGATTTCAAATGGTAGTAATACAGATCCGTATATGGCGTATTCATCCTGTCTATTCGACCGGCAGACTGTGCCATGATCTTATACGAATAATTCTGAGAATAGAATATAATCGTGTCCGTCGTAATGCAGTTCCATCCCTCAGCCCCAGCATTGTACTGAACTAAATATACCCACGCATCGCTAGCAGGCACTGGCTGATGTTTGTGGCCGTTCCACTCTCCGACTTCGTATCCAGAGAATATCTCCTTCAGAAGCTCAAGCTCATAATCGAAATTGTAGAATATAATCGCTTTCGGATGCTTTTCCACAATTTCAAGTAAAGCTATTTGTCTGGACTGATCTGTATTTACAATTTTTCTCCACACATAGCACAGACCTGCAGCATTGATAATTGGTTCTTTTTTAAACGGGTCCCATCTGGTTTTTCCGACATCTTTATACATTTCGATATTGTACTTGACATAAATATCCTCATGGTGCGAAACTGTCTGGCGCTTAAAATCCATATTCACCAAGATTTTATTTCGCAATCGAATCAATCTACCAGTATTCAAATATCGGTCAACTTTAGGAAATTTGCTGAATCGACTATAGACTATATGCTCTCTTGTAAATTCGCTTCGGTTTTTATAAAATCCGTTAGCCACAAACACCGGAATATAATCCTGCCACGTATCACCAGGAGTTGCGGATAGTAATATCCACTCATTTACCTTGGCGATTTTCAAGAATGCTTTAACCCATGTTCCAGCGCCTATGACACGCTGCTCATCGAAGATAAAGAAAGCATCTTTAACATCCGCATACTTCTTGATGTTGTTCCAGGAATCAATCACAACCTTATTGGTATACAAATTCTCTTCTTTATCCGTTGATAATAGAAACGGTGAGAGTTCTTCTTCCCATTCAAATGTATCCCGTTTTCTGGCAGTTGTGATTATGTACAAATCCTTAATGTTCACATCATCCATAGGAACATACTCATCCGTTCCAAGTTCTCCACCGTTTCGAACATAATAGTAGGCCAGCGAAGTTCTGGATTTTCCACTACCAACACCGCCACAAAGTATACAGCCGTTTCGCATTTGCCGTACAGCATCTTCCTGATAGTCCCGTAATTCTACGCCAGCCATTACACACCTTTCGTGACGAATCCATCTTCTACCTCGACTTCGTAGCCATCGCCATCCAGATCTGCTTTTGGACCATACAAGAGCATACAGGTTGTTATGGTTTCATCGCTCTGATTCTCTGAATGATAGAACTTATATAGGCAGTCCAGCACTTTTTTAGTGATAGATAATTTACGGCAATCGTATACAGCTTTGCTTACATCCGAAATCCCAAGGATTTTAGCAACGTTGTCATAAAGCTCGCTGATGCCACACGTACACTGCTCTTTTGGAATAGAACATCTTTTCTTCATTCATCATCACCCTTTCCAAATAACTTGTTAATCTGACGGAGCATTCTTCTTGTACTCCATATATCTGAGAAATACATAGGTGTATACCAATATTTTTCAGATGAATCGTCCGTAGACATTGGGTCAGTTATTGAGTTACCTATTTTTATAAATCCAGCCAATCCAAGAAGCGAGATTTGGATGTAACACATCAGACCAACAATCTCATCAACATCTTGTGCAACTACTAAAATATGATTCTGGTAGTTCTTCGGTGGATCGCAATGGTCAAGCTGCTTTCGTATCACATGCACACCAGCAATCAAAGTTGCTCCAGCACCGCAGCATGGATCGTTAATCGAAATATAACCATACTGCTCTATTTTTTCTAAAGCATTAGTCGCTGCCACTTCAGCCATAAGTTCACACACATGATATGGCGTGAAGAATTGGCCGGCCGAACGATTTCCAAGATCCAACCGCATAAACATTTTTCCGAGAAAATCCTGCTCCTGGTTCTGATCCAGTGCCATAGTTGTGTACGCTGCTAATTCTGGAAATATAGCTTGCTCTTCTTTTGAATACTGACGAATAATTTTAAGATATCGCTTCTCTCTTTGGTCGTAGTTTTCTTGGTCTAAAACATTCGAGATTGAACACGCATGAAGTAAAATATAATCTCTCCACACATCCCATGCCCGACGTCTATATGTAAGTTTCTGAAAAGATTTTAAAAACTTATCTTCCCAGTCAATTTTTGGTTCGGATTTCGTAGTTACTTCCGGTGGTTTCTCACCCTTCTTTTTCGTTTCGCCGAAAGTTGGTTGCCACTTAGGTGGCGGTTCTTTTGCTTTGAATGTTTTAGGTACCGTAGTCTTAATCTGTGGTTTCGACTTCGGTTTTTTCTTATTCCAAAACATAATTTTTCTCCTTTCATAAAGTAAGAGTGCCGGCTTTGACACCGACACCCTCAAAATATGATTTATGCGAACGGCGGTTCCTCTTCATCCGCATATTTCTCAGCAAACACGTCCTCTTCAATCGTGACGTACATGGTCTTCAGATATGCCTTGATGCCAGATTTTCCATTCACTTCCCACTTTGACGGGCTGATGACCAGATCAACATTTCTGATTTCAGCATAGTCAAGAGAAGATACAGACTCCTCATCCAGTTTTGTTTTAGCTCTCCTGGTAACCATGTATACATTCGGCGGAATGTTATCGAATCGAACTGCTACCTGAATATAGTGAAGAGGCGCTTCATCCTCGTCTCTCGGCGGAAGGATTCTCACATTCCATCCATCTTCGCCGAGTTTCTGTGCCTGGTCGGCATCCGGAATTACAACGCAAAAGTTACGGTTACCTTCTCTGTTGTACTTGGTCTCTTCTCCTCTGAAATTTCTGAACATAATACGAGCATTCTCAATAATCAGCTCATTTACATTTGCTCTTGCCATGATTAAATTCTCCTTTATTTTTTTTTAATTTTCCGGCGGATTCATTGCGTGCTTCATCACAATATCTGAAATATCATAATCAAGATCGCAATCCATATGGAAGTTATCATTGTTGAAATGCGGGCAGTCGAAGCATGTCCGATACTTATCCTCTCCACAAGGCATCGCCCATGGAACAACACAATCTACATCGGCGTCATTTGCACCAAGCTCCGGAACATATGGATCATCAGATACAAACCATTCAAAGTCTCCGTACTGAGAAATAGTTTTTACAGCCTCATCAACTAGTTTGTCGTAGTAGGATTGGTCAATGCCGTCTTCCTTGCCAAGTTCTTTGACCATCTCTGATTCCATCCAGCGATAACCTTTGGAACCAGTTGCAGCATAGTAACGACCGTCTTTTTCTCGCATCAGAAGTCCAGCCCCATATCCATCTTTCATCGGACAGAACTGACCAACCTTTCCGATAAAGTGATAGTCGTGTCCTTTTTCGATCAATGGTGTAAGCTTCTGACATGTTGTTTCAAAAGTTGTGTCGGATAAGAGTCCTTTCTTATAGTCGCTCTCTGCCTTACTGAATTCTTTTTCTTCCTTACTGACATCTGGTAACTCCTCATTCAGATCCAAATATAAAGAGCTGCTCACAGATTTGGTCTCGCACATATCTTCAAATGCGATATCTTCTCTGCTGAACAGCTTCTTAAATACATATGGAATCTGGAACTGAGTACCTGTTGCCGTCCATTTTCCACCTTTCTTTTTGTTGTCGCCAGGGACATAACCATACATCTTCTGGCATTCTTCTGCTGATTTGTACTTTGCGATATATACAGCATCATTGACCAAGCACATACGATCGTACGTAGCCTCGTGCTCAAACGTGTATCCGTATCTCTCACCAAAGTCCATAACGAACTGAATAATCTCTGGCGTTGCATCTGGGATCTTAATAGAGTCTGTCTTAATATGAGCAACCTGGAATCCGCGCTTCAGAACCTCATTCTTAAGGTCGATCATGAATAATGCTCCACGTTTCGCCACAATGTTATCGATGTTTCTTGGATCACGGAATGGATTATCAAAGGATGCCGATGTAAGACCGTATACTGAATTGATAGCCGTCTTCAGTGCATTGGCAAGATCTTTTGATGTCATTTCACCGTCGATAACTCTCTGAATATACGGAGTAAGCTTGCCATCCAGCATGGTATTAACAATATCCCAAGCCTCATGCTTAATGCTTACACGACCCTCAACAATATCACGGAACGCCTTCGTAAATCTCGGTCCAAACAGAACCTCAGCAATAGCACTATGCGGATGCATTGAAGAAATATCCAGGAGTGCTGCATTTCCATACATTCCTGGAACACCCTGAGCAAATCCGCCCTCGCCCACTTCTTCTCCACGATATGTGGATTTTCCATGGTCAAATACATACCCAGGGAAATATGGAAGAATGCTGTGGGATTCGAATGGAACTTCGTTCTTATCATTGTACTTCCAACCATAGTGAGGCTCTTCCATCATCTTAGGGCAGGCTTCCTTAAGAAAGTCCATACTCTCTTTATCCAGCGACTCTACCGGCTCTGCTAGATTTCTGTAATGGAATTCTGACTGCGGTTTCCGGTTGGTTCCAAATATAATTCTGGTTGTAAGAGAGTTTGTAGTATCATTAACAGTCATCTCTGCTAAATCTGCCAGAATCTGTCGTGCTGTCCAGTCGGCCTCAAGATAATTAAAGGCCGCCTCAGTAGCAATAACATCGTTATCACAATACTCAGCGACCTTAATCCAAAGCTCTTCTGGAACCGGTTGATCCCATGGAAGACCAAGCTCCTGGTGATGCGTTCCAGCCTTGATAATTCTTATTTTTTCGTCAGAGAATCCTTTTTTCTTGAGATCATCATCGGTGAGGTTTCCCATCTCGATTTCTAATTTTTTAAGACTTTTCTTATTACCAGCCGAAGCGAAATCATACACGTCCGTATAGGATACGTTGTACGCCTCTCCAAAGAAACAGTTCGGACTTCCGTTAATGATTTTCTGTGAAAGATTATAGAGCTGTTCATTTGTATAACCCATTAACCTTGCGTACAGAATATGGTTATCATATCTTCGACAGTTGAAGCCAACCAGTCTGAACCGCATCAGCTCCTCGATCTCACTCGGAGACGGGTTGATCATTCTTACAACAGGCTTTCCCTCGCCCTCGATTTTCCAGTTTACAAGGAATAAGTTTGGAAAAACCTCAATATCATAGAATACCAGCTTTGCGTCATCATTTTTAACCGCTGTGGACGGATCTGCGGATTTAAACTGCATTTTGTTGACCAACTTAATACAGTAATCTGCCTGATGAGTGCTATTCGCTGCAAATGCTAATACTGCATTGCGCATGTCTGTGACGTCGTACTTCAAATCGCTTCCATACGCATCTTCCAGTATCTTGTAGATAAAATCGATACTGGGCTTAGTTCCCGGATGTATCTCTTTATTAAGATTCCGTTTAATCAGTGTTCTAAGCCCTTTCTCGCTCTTAATCGCTTCAAAATTTACCATTTTTTGTTCTCCTTTCAGCGGTAAACCGGAGCTAATTGTTGCGATAGGCAAATGGTTACACTTTGACAGCATACGCCGCAAAGAGCTTTTGCCCGTGAACACCTTAACTTCAACATGGTCGTCATACACTCTGCTAAGCTGTGTCGGATCGCCGGTATAAATATAATGAAGATGTATACCTTGTCCAGATTTACTAAGCTCAGCATAGGTCGGCGGCCACTTACTTGCTTCTGCTAAATTCTTTTCAAATGACTTGTTTCCAGATTCGTCTGGAATGTCAAAGTCGATCACAATATGATTCTCTGGAACTTTCACATAATGAAGTTTTTTCGTATCAATTCCAGATAATTTCGTGCGAACAGAATCCCATTTTTTCTGAGGTGTTTCGTTTTCCGAAGCATACTGCGCAGGGCATTCCGAACACACATCATCAAATATAGATTCAGTGCTATCGAATTGGATCAGTGCCGGTTTGACTACTTCCGGCTTTTCCTCTACAGTCTCCTCTTCAAATTTTTCTGTTCTGAACCCAATGTAATAACTTCTAACACGGGTTCCATCATCCAGATTGAACCGTTCCTGAAAATCATGAAAATAGTTTTTAAGTTCCTCTTTAAATACCCTCTGCGAGAACGGGAATCCAACCTTGGCATCGTCACAGTAAGTTTTGTACATCTCCCATGCAGCTTTCAGAGTTGTCCCGTTTTCTTTCTTAAATACATGGTACGAATCGATGATAAAGTTGTAAAAATCATTAGATGCTCCAAGCATCGTGATCGGAATATAATCGTCATAACGACCGGGATTGCTCAAATATACTTCCTGGCAATGATAAGCGATAGCTCCCAACTCGAATTCTACCTGCTTCACAATCGTTTTGTACTCTTTTGGATTCAGCTTATTTCCAGACGGCGATACATCGATCAGTCTTCGAATCAGACCAGACTTCGCATCTGTAATCTTGACCGGCTTATTCGTTCCCATAAACAGGAAACATTTGAACCGGTTTGAGTATGTGGATTTGAATTTTTCATTCACAGTCATCAACTCATGAGATACTAAACTGTTTAATCTAGTGTTGTCCTCAATTCTCGACAAATCGCCATCGTGTTGAATAGCAACCAGAGGGTTTGTTTTAAATGCTTCCAATGCAAATGAATTGCTGGAAGATCCAAGTGCTTTTGCGTCAAATACAGAATAGTATCCGTCGAAAAGCTGCTGAATAATGTTAAGAACTGTGGATTTACCTGTTCCAGCAGCTCCGTATAAAACCATAAATTTTTGCAGTTTTTTGGATTCTCCAGATACGATTGACCCTATAGCCCATTCAATTTTTGTCCGCTCTTCTTCTGAATATAAAGTAGACATCAATTTCTCATAGGCAGACAAATCGCCAGCTTCAAGCGGGTAATTCAACTTTTTGCTGGCGTAGTCTTTTTTATTAGTTTCTGTATTGGAAAATATAAGTTTGTCGTCCAACGTATGAAAGCTGTCCCTCATCTGTTTCTGACAATACTTATGCCATGAGTCGATCATACCCGACTCGGCATCCCACATATGCAGGACTTTAATATCGGAGTTAAAACGCTGGCGGTTCTCCTCAGCATATCTATCCAGTTCGCGGTCAATGAGCTGCAAGGCATCTTGCTCGTCCGTAGACCATAAACCACGTTCCTCAATCCAGATAGCATAGAAATCACCACCTCGAATCATTAGATCAGTGCTTTTTTTAATAATGAACTTTGGATAGATTTCTATTACTCCACGTTTCGTTGAACGTGTTGAAATCACCATAAAGTCGATCATCGCATTTTTTACTCTCCTTCCGGACGCTTAAGTTCCTCAATTTCCTTTTCCAGTTTTCTGATGCGCAATGCCTGATCCTTCTGCTCGATTTTCATAACAACCAGATTTGCAGTTGTCAAGGCAGCAAAGATTGTAATCTGTTTATTGAAGCTCCGCTGTTTACTGACTGCCCTTGTGACAACATCCAGTCTTTTTTCCGATGACCGTAAACTGCTGAAAATATAAGTAAGCATTTCACCCATTATTTCTTACCTCCTTTTAATCCATTCATGAAGCTTTCAACAGTCTCAAACCGCCAATTTCCTTCATTGTTGAATGTAAATATAAATTCCTGATGGTTCTTCTGACGGATGCGAATACTGTTCTTTCCGTTCTGGAACCAGCTCTCCACTTTATCCCCAGCATACTGAGGAAAATATAACTCGAACCACTTATATACTTCGCTATGGCTCATAACGTCCTCCTATCTGACATTGTCGAGATACCAGTTAGCTTGATACCAGATCTCAATATCTCTCATGTCATATCTGCAATGCTCGATTGTGAATAAACCACCCTTGCCATCCCGTTCGTAGTCACGATTAAGGAATCGCCGAATAACATCAATGGCGTAAGCATTGTCAAATTTGGAATCATCCATAGAACCTAAACCAAGACTCACAATCATATCCCAAAACCACTGACCGGTTCGGTTACCGATGTCCGGATCATCCATGATGTGCTCTTCTAAGCGTATAGCAAGGGCAATAATCATTTCTAAAACACTGCACGGACGATTATCCAAATAACTTGCAATCATATTATCCCGGTATCCTTGCTCGTTTCCGAATCTATATCGAAGATCAATTCCATCGTCATAGCGGTTGCCATCAAGAGCAATCGTATACGTGAAATCTGTATCGTGAAGCAAAGATAACAGCTTACGATACGACAAACCTCGCGAATATTCATCGTCACATACGAGCTGGTACATCCAGTCAAAATATGCATTGTTCAGCTCATCCCGTGTCATCATACCTCCATCTGATGCGGCATATCTTCTACTACTTCAGAATAGGTCCTCTGATCAAGGAGAATTTCGTAATCGCACTTTCTTGCATCGTTACGAACAAAGACTGAGTCATCCTCGTACTCTCCAAAATGATTCAAAGAATCAATTCCAACAGCATCTTCCACATCCTCAATTACTTCATCATTTTCATCAGCCAACACACCATCTGCATAGTAGGTAAGGCTGATCTGCTCATGCTCTTCATTGTCACCAAACTGCTCCGGCGGAATCACATACGGACCGGCTTCAGAAACAGGTTTTTCTTCTTCATCTGATCCGAAATCGGAATATCTGGTATACCCTTCTTTTTCTAATCGCCTTACATACTCTTTGAGATCCGGTTTTTCTTTGTCTGCATCTTTAATACCTTCAGCAACAGTCTTTTTTACAGACTGATCTTTTAATTCCTGCTCACGTCTTGAGAAAACCTCCTTTACAGAGTCAATTTCTTCCTGCGCAAGAGCTTCGTATTTATCTTTAAGCAGATACCATGTCACTACCGAACCAGTCACAGTGCCGATGATAAATGCCAAAGAAAACAGAGCTTTATTACTCATCTTCGTCCTCCTCGTTCTGAATTGTCATAACAGTGAGAGCAAGCCCACCAAAAAGTAAAGAGGCACTCAACAGAATGCCTCCTGTGATATGTCTTTTTCTTTTAGTATCCAGTATGTAATCCATCATGGATATAAAATTTCCAATGCCATCCATCAGTGATGCTCCTTTCCGCCCATAAGAACGGCTAGACCACTAACAAAGCAAATGCCAGCAAATGCTGAAAATGTTAATCCCATGAAACCTGTCATAGTTTAGGACTCCTTTCTATTCATAACTTGAAAAATAATGATTACCTACTTGAAACATTGGCGTTCCGTATTTTCCATATCCGCCAGCCGTGAAGAATATCGTATCCACATTGGTTCTGGATTGCAGTTCCTCTTCAACTAACTGGAAAATATCATCGTCCACAAAACACTTATCAACTCTCCCATTCCACATGGATGAAAACTGATTTGCCTGATATATAACGCCATGCACTGTATCCGGGAAATATACAGAGTCTACACGATTCAAGATGGTATCGATCACTAATCGCTTTCCTTCCTCGCATTCGCCCTCAGCTTCTGCCATAGTTACAAGAGCGATTAGCTCAATATCTTCCTGCGGCAATAGCGTATCCTCCACATACTCTTCGATTTCAACTGCCGACACCGTTTCCTCTAAGGGTTGCTCAGAAATAATTACAATAGGATCAATAGGTTCAGCTTTTAAAGTCGGCTGCATTTCGATATACTCGTACTGATTTACCCGTTCTGCTGAGCAGACAAAACCTGTGCAAATAATCGCAAATACGCAAAGAGTAGGAAGGATTACCATACGAATACAATTTCGCATATGTATCCTCCTCACAAAATTAGATCAGATCGAGAATCGGTCCGTCTACATTGAACTCCATAAGAATAGCTTTCTCGTAACCGCCATCCTCAGTTTCACGGTTGGTTTCCAGAATACCGAAATCAACGAAGTTGTCGCCGTTTTCGTTTCCCTCTGGTTTATAAATCCAACCAACAGTCTGGCTCATCTTAGTACGCTTAATACCGAGCTGATCGTATACATCGCTAAGGAATAAATATCCATTAGCCTTGAGCTTGTCGTTTGCCAGATTCTGCTGAGAACGCAGATACATAAGGTTGTAATCCATATTAGATTCATACGCCTCACAAGTATCGTCAAAGAAACGAGCATAATCGTTCGTAGAAGGTGCTGCTACATCTACGGTAGTTTTCACCTTTTTCTCTTTACCGCTGTCTGGATCAGTTACAGTTTCCTCAAATTTCTTTGCTTTGATGTTGTAGCGAAGTTCTTTATCAACCTCCGCGCCAAAGCGCTCAACAACCCGATTTCTGTACTCCTTGAAAGTCTTATCCACAGTTGCATAAGCGGCTGCCAGTGCTACATTTCTCTTCTTGAGAATATTGTGAGATGCAACAATACTTGCGATAGATAATGTTCCAAGAGCAACAGCAGGAGCATAGAGCTTAGCGACTTTTACACCAGCCTGTACATAAACGATAGTCAAATCTTTCTTTGCGTCGTCCTTAGAATACTCCGCCGCCAGTTCCTCATTTTCAGCACATTTATGAATGGCATCAATATCTTTCTTGGACTTCTCCAATACGCTGTCCAACTTAGTTGTTGCATGACAAGCCATAACAGCACTTGCAACAGTGCCAACAACACCAGCCACTACCAGAATCTCAGGGCTATGTTTCTTAAGTTTCACACTTACTTTACTGAAAGTCGTGGAAACGTTCTTCATGATTTCTTCTTTCTTCATATCAGTTATTCTCCTCTTCAATTTTTTCTTTCTTCTCTAAATGATCGATCAAGTGCTGTGTGTACCACATGATCTTTTTCAAATCCTGAATGCCATTTTTATTTTTCCAGCGGCACGCGTATTTGATGATATTGCCTGTGTCCGTTGCTTCAATGCCTTTTAAATCAAAAGTGAATGCCTCAATAACATCAATCACTTCCAAACCTGTTTCTGACTGATAATGGCTTGGATGAGATACCATTTTATCGTCTGATTCGTACATAAATATCCCTCCTAGTTCAACGGTAATGCCTTCGGAAGTTTAATCATGTATCCGTCTCTAACATGAATTACAGATGCATTCCGAATATCAGTCCAGCCGTATTTATTGTCTGTATAGTTGCCAGAAACGCCAACCAGATCATAGAAGTCAGCGACACTAACTACCTGGTATGTGGCGATAAGTTCATCCATCCTTTCCAAAACATCTTCTGCTTCGCCACGAGATTCCAGAATAATATCATCGTAATCGTATCCGGTTCGTGTTCTTGATACGTTTCCCGAATCTCGTCGATCCCGATCGTCATAATACTTACGGTAAGAGATCTTGGATGACGTTGACGATCTCCCGCCCCTTGAGTTTCCACTAACACCAAGGAATGCTCTGACAGCATCCAAGATAATGTCTTTTACGGCCGGAACCACGATGTCTTCAAAAATATAGCTTTTTACATCGTCTACATCTTCCGGAACAAATACGTTTGTAATCTTCTGAAGACCATTCTTTTTCTTCGATTTGACAGAACCACTGACAACCTTTTCAACCCTTTTCTCCGGAATATCATCATTCTGGTTCTGTCGTGATTTATGGGAATTGGATTTGTATTCCTCCATCTCTAAATCTCCTTTCAATTAACCGTTACCACTTTTCCAGGGAGGGTTATCCTCGTACTTGGAATACGGTTTGTTTTCTTCTTAAACTGATACACCAGATTACTCCTGGCTTTCTTTTCGGATGCCGCGTATGTAGAACCCTGCCATCTATTCGCAACGCAGGTATCAAACTCCATAACCGGTCCATCATACATATACTGATTCATAGGACACCTCCCTTAAAAAGCAAAAGGGAAAGCACCCTGTTATAGGTACTCTCCCTCTGTCTGAATCATCGATTCAATTCTTATTCAGAATCCTTTTCTGTCTCTTCATCGATATCCGTAAACTCTCCGTCGACGATATCGCTCTTCGGCTGAGTTACAACCGTTTTATGATTCTCACGCCAGTTCTTGAATTTTGCTGCTGCCGGAACGACTACGAATTTGTAGGTTAATGCACCTGCAATCATAGCCAATCCGATAGTTGTTGCTTTCTTCATACCGCCGTTAGAAGCCGCCTTTACGATCTCCTCAGTAGTTGTTTCGATAACCTCTTCGTTGTTGTTCATGATTTCGTTGTTCTCCATAATATGTTCTCCTTTCAGATTTGAAATATGTGGTTCTTCCATAATAGTGTTTGTAAATTCTGCGAACCTTACATTAAGCCACGGAAGTCATACCTCGGACCATAGCCATAATCAATAACCAGACACGGTGTTCCATCCGTAGCAAGCTGGGAACTGAATCTCAGATCGATATATCCATTATCAATATTCCAGCCAAGATCATCGCCAAGCTTAATAGGCTCTAATCCGACCTCATAATAGAAATCATTAAGTGAAATATACATTTCATCTCGCATTTGACGATTTAATTCATTCTCAGCCTTTTTTAATTTGTCGATGTCCGATTTAAAATATCTTCCGGATACAGCATCGAAACATAAGGTATCGCCTTTTGCTGTGACGATAACTTCTTTGTTTTCAACTGGATTTTTCTCAAGACGTTCCTTAGCAACGGCATCCCTCACAGTCTGTTCTTTTTTCTCGCCGATTGTTTCTACCACCTTTTTCTGATAATCTCTCAATGTCGATTCGGAAATGGTATACGCTGCGGTCAGTGCTGCGTTTCTTCTGGCATTAACAGAACTTGCTCCAATAAGACAAGCTACTGATACTGTTCCAGTAACTGCCGCTGGAATATAGCATTTCCAAGCAGTTTTAACGACATCCATCGGCTCCAGTTTATTTGCGTGCTGACGTCGCTTTTCTTCATCCAATAATTGGATTGCTTTAGGAGTAGCTCGTACAGCCATTACGGTAGTCGTAACCATTCCAGCAATTCCAACTCCTGTGAGGATTTCAGGACTATGTTTTACTGTAGCTGTTTTTACACTTCTACAGATCTTAGTCAAATTAGGTTTCTGCATTTCAGTCTATCCTCCATAAAATATAAACGGGGCACAAGGCCCCGCGATTTATCTAACCAACCAGAATTCCGGACGAACTCCATAAGAGGACGAAGCGGTGCCGTAGCCCGTATTGCCACGGCTGCCCACAAGGGCAAAGTAAGCCGAAGAAAAATTCCTCTTTGTAGCATTTCTGAGCCAGCCCCACTCGCAATCATTCTTGTAATAAGCAACGCGGTTTCGTCTCTGTTTCATGAGAGGAAGCTGTTCGTCTCCATCTGCTTCGATGTGGTCTCGATCCCACTCATCACCCCAGCCGCAAATCTCTCCCAGAGTCGGGATTGATAAACCGGTCATTCTCTGCTTAAGAACCGCAGGAAACATATTGTACAGCTCGGTATCAATCCACTTTTTCAGATCAGACATATCATATCCACCAACATTGCCACCATCTTCGTTCATCGGGCGCTTAGCAACATAATCATCAAAAACGAACAATACTTTATCGTTCGTAACTTTCTGAACCGTTGCTGTAAAGTTTCCGAGTTTTCCTAAAGGAACCATCAGTTTATCACCAACTTTAATATCTGTCGGAAGGATGGAATACGGATTATGTACCGTGTCTCTAAATAAATTCAGAGTTGTCTCAACATCAGCTCGACAATAACGAGCCGTATGACCTCTGCCGAATATAGGCTGCAAATCAACCATATATACCCCATCAGATTTTCCTTTTTTGTCAAGACCAATGTATTTTCTATACATCCTCTCTACCGTCGGAATATCGATTCCCTTTCCAGCCAGATTGATAATTTCTTCTCCTAATGTCATTTCTCTTGTACACATAGTACGTTCTCCTTTCAGAATATAAAATTTTATTTGGTAACTACGAAATTAGCAGGTCTATAATCCACTCAAGCATGTCTTTTGCACAAGAAAAAACATAACTTGTCCTAGGATTCACACATGAATATGAATCGCATTCGTCTCGAAACGATTCAATCACGATCAGCGGTGGTATCTCTGGATGTTTGCAGAGTCGTATTAACACTTCTCTTCCAGCCCATCTCATATAACTTGCCTGCTCAAAGTTATATCCACGCTGAATTACAGGCATTGTTGCAATAGCATAACGGACAGTATAAATGGCTCTTTCAGTCGGTGATTCCATTTGTCTCCTCCAAAAGAAAAAGCGAAAGAGTCTTGTTAGGACTCCTCCGCTTCATCTTTGTCTCTCCGGGCAAGTGCTTCACTGACCTTTTCTTCAATTTTTTCATCCATTTTCTGTTCATTCACCCAATCGGTAATAAGGTTTACGCCCACACCGATTACGGTTGCTGCTACTCCAATAGCCTTAATCCATTTACTTTTATTGTTCATAATGACACTCTCCTTTCCATAATAGTGCTTGTGATTTATGCGAATGGTTCATCGTCCATCCTCGGGGTATATACAATATCCACCACATAAACTTCAAGACCATCCTCCAACACAGTTTTTCGATGGTTAAAATCTATCCAACTGATTCCATCTTCATAAAAATAAAACCAGCTCAGATAATCACCTCCGTCTATAGGCTCTATTCCGAGAAAATTGTAGAAGTCATTTATACAGACATCGCCGCCAAGACTCAAATTCCTATTCAAGTGATACTCAGCTTCTAACACCTGAGCAATCGTACTCTCAAAGTATCTTCTTGAAAAAGCATCATAAAACAGACGCATATCATCTGGGTTGCGCTCATCAAAAGATAGCGAAGTTGATTCACAAATTCCATCAGCGGTAATATATACATCCTTAGCCTTTTCCGCTGCAATAGCATCAATAATTTTCTGATGAGCTTCTTCACCGTACAATTCCTTTAATTTATCCTTATAATTGTTATAGGAATCATTCAATAATGCATAAGCACTGGTTAGTGCTGCCTGTTGATGTTTGCTCAGCACATTCGCTCCAAATATACAAAATATAGTTGCGGTTCCGCTGATTGCTGCCGGAATATAGCAGATCCATGCCGATCTAACCGCTTCGAGCTTGCTATAAGCCTCCGGATCACCATCGTGATTTGCTTTGCTGTCGGCTCTAATTTTACGAAGAGCTTTCGGTGTTGCACGTACAGCCAATACTGATGTTGCAATAACACCAGCCGCACCAAGCCCAGACAATATTGTCGGTGATGCTTTTCTCAGATAAATTTTTGACCTCTGAGCGAGTCTTTGAAGATTTGGTTTCTTCATCATGTTCTCCTTTCGTTTTTATTTCATAGCATGTAATAAATCCAGGACATCTGTGGATATGTCCGCTGCTACTGAAAACATAAAATTGTTATCCGGATTGATTTTTGAAAACTGATTCATCATTCGCCGGAAGTCGCCAACAAATGTGATGAAATCCTCAACCGATCCAGATTTCTTTGGATAAAGTCTACCGACGATGTATCTTTCTAACTCATCAATAGCCCATACCGAATAGCTCGATTTTTCAAGCTCTTTCTTCCATTTCCAACCGAATGGAAACCACGCATCCATCTGATACGTATCGCATAACAATAAGTCAAGTTGTTCGATAGACATCCGTCCTCTCCTTTCTGCAAAAATAAAAGAGAAACAGAATGGACTCGAACCATCAATCTCTCCACTTACGCTATTATGCGGGGAAATGCTCTACCATTGAGCTACTGTCTCTCATAATATACTTTGCAAATTTTGCGAAAAAAATAGTACGAGAAACACGACGCCGATACTTCCCTCCGGCTCATGGTCAATCTTTTGATTGAGTTCATCTTTTCAGATCTAGCCTCGTTCATAGCTTTCGCTATTGTCTCCTTCCCGATTAGTTCCCTCTTCAGGGTCTTCAAACTTCACTGCCGTTGTCTCTCTCATAATATGCCTTGTAAATTTTGCGAAGTAAAAGGAAAGAGGCTTTGTATTCGCCTCTCTCAGTTAATTCAAACCAATACTCTTTAAGATGCTCATCAGCTCGTCTTTATCGAGTTCTGCATCTACATCCAGATGAAGATGGGTCTTTCCATCACTTATAGTGGTAATAGCCTCATTTAACTGAATATCAATGTTGTATCCAGTTTTCTTGCGTATTACCATCTTTATTGCTTTGGAAATGATTCCTCTCGTGAATTTCGATACTATTCTCATTTCATCCATGCTCCTTTTACCCCTTTCAAAGCTTCAGTTTTTCATAAAAGGAACTGCGATTTTAGCGAAAAAGAAGAGACGTTGTTAGCGTCTCCGTCTCTTTTGGATATGTAACTCATAAATCCCCAAGGTCAGCACAATAGTTGCTACTATTATACCTAAGATGGCAACGATCATACCGACCGCACTCAAAAATATCCACGCCATCAAAGCTCCGATAATACTAATCAGTAAAATCGAACTTGCTGTAGCGAAATACTTAAGAACACCAATCGCATAATCAGTTACTTTTCCGATAGATACATAAGTTTCAATCATTTTTCGTTCTCCTTTATGTGAAATTATTTAGTTCCTTTTCCATAAAAGTCTTTGTAAAAAGTGCGTTCAAATTTCACGCCTATCGAAACATGTTTCCCATCGTTGACGCTGTATTGGCTTCATTTTTAATGCCCACATTATTTGTCTTATAGTGACTGTCGGATATAGTCCGTCCGTACACTCCCCGGAGCGGCTATCAAAATATTCCTTGAATTTTGGATGTAAATACAAAGAGTCAGTCAGCCACGAATCAACCTCAGTCCAATATGTACTTTTTGTATCTGCACTAAATCGCTGCTGAATCACTGCGAGACCTTTATTCCCTATCGTAAATAGGGTGCAACGATCATACACAGGATGATTGCAAATATAAAGTTCACCGTACATCGACAAATAGATGTCTGGCTTTTGATAATGGTACCGCATTTCTATCTCCTCATAGCAAAAAGAAAAGAGCCTTAGATTTCTCTAAGACCCCTCTCGTTTTAGCTAATATTCAAACTTATTCGTCTTCATCGGCAATGCCTAAGACGTCTTCTCTGGTTGGGTATACGTTTTCGTACTTTTCATCCCCTTCACAGCCATACTCATCTAAATCAATGCTGTGACCACAGTGCGGACACACCAAGGTATCCTCCCACTCGTCTTCAAACTCCATTACACGACCATAGTTAATCTGTTCAAGAGATAAAGCTTTATTCTCTCATAAAGAGCCATGTATTTTTCACGCAAAAATGAAAAGGAGATGCAAATAAATCACATCTCCAAAAGCTCCATTACCATTCTACGATAACAATTCGATTCTCTTTGCAGAAGAATACGTCAATTACTATATCAGCTTTTAAATCTGATTGATCGATATGATACTCGAACCTTGTTTTTCTGTCGTTTCCATTCTTTACAATTTGACTTTGAATCGATGGTTCTCCACCGTCATCACAGTTATTATCCATAATGGTTACGATTCGTTTTTGCAAGTAATCACTCTCTTCGAACATGACTGTAAACTGCCATAAATAATCTTCCTCCTTTCCACATGGTACACTTGCTGTTATCATGTCTGTTGTCTTAGGAACTTCGATATAGATTTTACTCATATTTAAAACTCTCCTTTCCATAATAGAGATTGTAAAATGCACGTAGAAAAACGAAGAGGACATGCGTCACACACGTCCCCAACGTTTCAGAATTTCCCCTCTATTTCTTTGTAGGTCTAAAACGGTTGATTAACCCTTTGAATGTTGAAGATGTGAAGGTTCCAGTTTCTTCAAACTTAAATCCTTTATTCATCCAGATACCATAGCACATCAACGGAATCAATAATTCTGCTGCTGCAATGCCAACTCTGAAATATCGATCCTTAACCTGCTCTGCGATCTGCCGCTCTTTGAAGTCACTATCTTTTGTAACGGACTCTCCGTCCATAATACGCCGATTGTATTTCTCGTCAGCATCCCACACGCTCTTGTTCTCTTCGATTCTCAGCTTGTAAAGCTTCGTCAGATCATCAATCGCTGTTGATTTCTCTTTGGTTCCGGACTGCAAACCAGATAAAGCCTCAATCTGCGCTGCAATCTCCTCATTTAATAATTCTTCGATGTTTTTTTCTTCCATTTTGTTCTCCTTTCAAATAATTATTAAGTTCATTCCATAATAGAGAGTGTTATTTATGCGAAATATAGTTTTTCAGCTCTACTCGCAGCCGTACGTAACGCTGTTTATAAATTGCATCCGCACCGGAACGATCCAACTCGAGAAATAAATAAGGTCCGCTATCTGGATCTGATTCATCGACCCTAAGCGAACCAACTGGCTTTTCTCTGAATATAAATCGCGATACAAGCGTTCCGATAACAACACCGATCAGTAATACGATTATCAAACTCATGGTTTCCTCCTTTCAAAAAGTTTTCTGAAAATCACCATCCGGCAATTTTTCAAATATCAAATTAGCATGTTTTTCGGTAACCTCCGTCCTGTTTTCTAATCTAGGATAAAAATAAAAGAGAGAGAATGTGTATCTAACCACCAAACTGTCAGCCCCTTTTAATGCCTCCCACCTGGATAGGTAATACACAACCCATAGCCATTAGTCATTTGGTAGTTTTATTCTCTCATAATATGCTTTGTAAATTTTGCGAACTATTTCCTTTCTCGATTCAGCAGCCAAAAGAATCGTCTGTATAATTCGTAATAAGTATCTTTGCAACACGGTATCCCTAATCTAACTTTCAAAATATCATAGGACCAGCCCTCGGTGACAGCTTTTAAAATATATGGGGCTAATTGTTGATCTGTCTGCTCAGCCACCCTTTCGATCATATCAGTTCGCTCTGAATAATACGCACGTGCTATTCCGACTTTCGCTGTCGGATCGCCAAGCGTGCTGGTTACTATGAACATCGCCCAATCTGCTGGTTTACTGCTGAAACTATTGAGTGATGCATAAGCCTTTCTCCAAATCGGGTATTGAAGACAGAAGTGTTTTAATTCGTAGTAGCGATGTTTCTCAATCCAATAAGGATTTTTTTCGGATAATTCCGGTCTGATTGTGGTTGCCATAATGTATTTCCTCCTTGTGAATTCTATTCTAGGTTAGAAATAAACAATAGTAAAAACAACCTCAGTGGAATGACCGCAAAAAAGAAAGAGCCGCTGTTAGCGACCCATTCTCATATTCTTAAATCTAATTCTCTGTAGTTGAATACGCATGTCAGATATTTCTTTTCTGATAGTTTCAACTTTCTGGTATTCATATCCTTTACATCTGAACATCATGTCCTCGAAATAAAGAATTTTACTCTCCAATCTTTGTTCTTCACTACTCATACTGCACCTCCATAAAATATGTATTCATTTCATAAAGGGAGTTGTATATTTTGCGTTTTCCATCTAATCATCGTTAATTCGCAAGGATAATCTTCGAAACCAACGGTATCGCAAGTTATTAAACCTTCTATAACCCCGTCTATAATTTCTGATTCGTATTGTTTATATGGGTAAATATAATCCGGCAAGTATCTCCGAATGCATCTACAACCAACACATTGATACCGTGGTACTATGATCCATCTGCTTTTTCGACTCTTAGTGCGTACAATTCTACGAACACTATCATAATATTTAAGTTTGTCCCCGCACATCAAACAATTACCGACAGTCATATAGAAAATTCCTTTACCTGTTTTCTTTAGGATATATGAACATCGGTAACAATTCAATATTTGGGTAGACATAAAAATACGCCCAGATGACCAGGCGTAAAATTATAAGCAATGTTCTACTGTACCATTTTCTGTACCATTTTTGAATATAAAGACGCTTTCAGATGATTTCAGACGAAACAATCGGTTTCAAAAAAATCCAGTAAAATCAACGGTTTGAAGCTTGATGAAACTTGTCGAACTCCGAATAGCTATTTCAAGAGGTGAGTGCTAAAATTTTTATTAAAATATTTGCAACCCTTGATTTTACTTGGGTTGCAGGGTTTATGAACTTTTTGTGAAATCTTATTTTTACGTCTACTGTACCATTTTTGTACCATTTTTTTCGAACTTTGAAAACTCAAGTTTGACATCCGTCTTATTATTCAAGTGATTATACACATCCATTGTTACATCACTATGAGCGTGCCCCATGACATATTGAGTCGCTTTCACATTGACACCGGCTCTCGCCATATTAGTACATCCGGTATGGCGCATGACATGAGATGAAAACTGTTCTATGGTCTGTGTTCCGTCTGTACAAGAATTATAATTCCTTACAATATTATATAGTACGTTGTTCAAAGCACTCGGCATCATTGGTCTTCCATTTTTGGTAAGAAAGACGAAATCAGTTACACCTTCGATTTCAAACGTACAAAATATGCCAGCTTGAAAATTCTGCTTCCTTTGTTCACGGAAAGCATCGCACGCCCTGTCTGTTAGTGGTATTGTTCGTATTCCCGCTTTTGTTTTAGGCTTTTTAATACGAAACATACAGCCATTCCCATCCTTATAGTTCTTATATGTCAGCTGATGATCTATACGCAATTCTTTGTTTTTGAAATCAATATCATTAAATGTTATCCCGATCAGTTCCCCGCATCGAAGAGCCGTCTCAGACATTATCGTTATCAGCGGAATGTACTTTCTATATATCTTGCTCCCATTCATGAAGTTTAAAAGTCTTTCCTGTTCTGATAGATCTAACGCTTCTTTTTTCTTTGACTCTTCTCCATATTCGGATGACAACGCATTTTTTGCAGGATTTTTACGAATAATATCATCATCTACTGCCATCTCCAACGCCGGAAATATCATCAGATGTATGTACTTTATTGTGTTATGTGCGTACTTATCATTCGACATACCAGAATATAAACTCATAATATGAGATGCTCGCAAATTAACAACCTTAATATTTCCTATCGTATCTCGAACATGGATGTTCCACATGTTTTGATAATTGATTTTTGTCCCATCGTCAATGACAATGATACCAAGATACCTTTCAAACAGAGTGTTTAAGGTTAGATTCTTTATTGAAATATCCGTAAGAATATTATCATCAATGTCTTTTGCTATGGCTTTCTCTTTACGTCTCAATTCTGGTAAATCATTCGCATATACAGATGTTCTTTTACCAGTATACGCGTCTGTATACCTATAAAGATAGATCCCATCCTTTCTTTGTGATTCTCCTGTGTGTAATTTTCTTCCTTTTGAATCTTTTCTACTTGTTGCTGCCATGATTGCTCCTCCATAAGCCTCACGTCGTAAGCTATTAGGAACAATTCGACAAATTTCATCAATCATATTATATCAAATATCATTCCTAATATCCATCGTTTATTCGGCAATAGAGTCCAAATATTTCTGGACTTTATTAACTGAGTATAGAACTCGCCGACCTATGAAAATCCTTGCTTCCGCCTGCTCCCCTATCTTTCGAGCAGTTGCACATCCGCAAGATAATATGGCAGACAATTTTTCTATGTCCACAGCAATAACATCTGGGTCATTTCGATTGAATGTTTTATTCATAAATCTCCCTCCAAATCTATTCTAGGTTTGAGAAAAGAATAAACGCTTCAGTCGTAACCCGCATACTGAAAAAAAAGAAGAGGGAATGTTCTTAGCACGCCCTCTTCCAATGATCACCCTTCTTCAATCACATCGCCCGTAGAATCCAAAAGAACCGAGTTGCGGGCTTTGCGATAGATGGTTTGTCCCTGAATTGTTTTACCGGAACTGTCTTTGATTGGGTTTCCACTTGAGTCCTCAATATTATCCAAGAACACGAACTCATTAGGATATCCTGCGAAAGCCGTTCCGGTAATAATTGTACCATCTGCTTTGTGTGCGGTATAACCCTTCAACAAAGCTTCTTCCGTAACAGTATCGCCGGTAAGGTCGATCAAAACTTTATTGCCGAATACGACTTTATTCGCAGCCATTTGACAAAACCTCCTTATCCGATCGTAACGGTCTTCCCTCCGGCAGAGTTGTCGGTTTCTACATACGGGATTGCCTTAACTGTAACCTGAGATAAGCAGTTGTACTCTTCATCCGGCATGATCGTCTGAGCTTCTTTGGATGGTGTTACTTCCTTGCTCTGCGGCTTCATATCCTCAGAACCAGACATAGCACCCTCAACGCCAAGAATCGTCACACCCTCACGAATGTTAGTAGCAATAAGCTTTGCCTGTTCGGTGGCATCAATAGACACCTTACCAGAGCCATCATGATAACCTTGCGGTACTGTATATTCTCCAGCAACGGTTGAGATGACACCTTTAACCGCACCGTTGTTCTTCATAGTACCTGTAAGCTTACTTCCACGGGCGTGCGCAGTCTTTCCTACGAGAATCTCTGCGACAGCCGCAGTATCCTCGGAAGTATCGCTGTCGAAAGTACAGGTACCTGTGATCTTTGCACCGCTCTTATCGTGAGCAGTAATACCTTTGAGGATCTTATCTGCACTGACGGAATCGCCAGTAAGATCGATAAGGACATCCCCCCCGTAAATGACTTTGTTTACATTCAGATTTGCCATAATGTTTAGTCCTCCATGACACTTTCATTATTTTTCTTTATCAGCAGTCTTGTTGTACTGGGATGTACTGATTCCAAGGATAACACCAAGGAAAGTATCAACCGCAGTGATGGTTCCGACCACCTGCTCTCCATACGGGAGACTCCAGATTCCAGCCAGTGCAAAGTATAATGTACCAGCAGCCGGAAGCAGATACATAGCAATCCACTTAAGGATATCATATGTCTTGTTACTCATGTTCATTGTGCTCTTCCTCCTTCTCTATAAATTTATGAATCGGGAGTTTGTCCACCTCCTGCATAATTCGCTTCGCTGAACCGTTCCCGCCCATACGTTCGTAGGGTTCATAGAGATATACCCTCAGATTTTCATATTCATCCTGGGTTACACACCCACGGTCAATATACGACATTCCAAGATACATGATCCTGTCATGTGCCAATCCAATAAGCATCTCTGTTTTAACATCTTTTTGCTCGCTTTTCTTTTGCAAATAGGCCCACAGCCCAGAAGATGCAAGAACTGAGCTAAAGATCGTAAGTACAACCTGAAACCATGGTTCCATCGTTTTCCTCCTTCTTTATGTGCAATCATGCAGACCTATCAGAAACAATCAGCTTC